CCTCTAAAAACAGATCTGTAGCGAGAGCGGCCGCATATTTTGGCTTATATGTCAAGTGTTATATATAAATTTTTTGTTAGACCCTACTGATATTAAATTGAAGTTATTATCTAAATACCATTGGGGACAGGGATACCGCGCCCGGCATAGCCACCGGCGTCCCGAAAGTGACTTCCCCGTCTTCATCCACTGTAATCAGCGCGTAATGCACATTGCAGATATTGAATTTTACTTTATTCTTCTTATTCGGCATTTACATTTCCTCCATATCAAAAGAGCACAGAACCTCGTACAGCTTTTCGCTGTCAATCCAGGTTTCCGTCTTATTATAAAAAATCCCCGCCGCATCAAGCGCATCCTCTATTTTCTGCTCCGAAGCAAGGTCTTTGAAATCCGTGTACAGTTCCGCCCGCACCTCGCTGATCCGGTAATAGACCTTCCCGTCTGCGGAAAAGTTATCGCTCCCCGGAAGCAGGTAACAGAGGAACGGCGGATCCGGCGCCTCCCCTTCCGCGAAATGGTCATAAGCATAGGGGAAACCGGTGCTTTTCAAAATATCCAGAAGTTTATCCATCCCTCATGCTCCTTTCGATCTCTTCCTCCAGTTTCCGGATGCCTTTTTCCTCCGCCGGGGCGATGTGGGCTTTGCCCTCCACCCGGCCGCCGTTCCGCTTCGCGTGGCCGTACTCCAGCAGATGGGCCAGCTGGTAGCGGTTTTTGGAATGGACCGTCAGCGTCAGGCTGCTGGATGACTCTTTTGTCTTTTTCACTACCCAGCTTTTGGCGTACTCCCCGGTATCCTTCGGGGCGTTGGCACGGATCTCCTTCCTTACCGTCTCCCCGGCATCCCGGACCGCCTGCTTTACATCCTCCGCGGCCAGGTCCGCGTATTCCTCCAAAGTCTCCATAACAGCGTCCGCCAGTTTCCCGATCTGTACCGTCTGTCCCATGGTCACCGCCTCGCTTTCTCACACCGGAACTTCAGCGTTTTCTTCTTATAGTTCATGTGATCCACAGCCACGATGTTGTAAATCTCCCCGCCAAACAGGATGCGGAACCCGTCCACCGTCACCTCCGCCGCCCGTTTGCAGAAACGGACGGTGAAAGCAAGATCGGCTTCCGCCACCGTCAATCCGGCGGCTGCCTTTTCCTGCCCGCCTTCCCCGCTGACTGTGGCATGGCAGGTATAATAATCCTCCCAGACATTCCTTCGGTTTCCAATATCGTCCGCAACAACAGAATTTTTCTGGAAGGTCACTTTTACATTCAGCAGAGCGATCTCCATCAGAACGCCTCCTTCCTGCTGCCGAAAAGCAGCGCGCGGAGCGTCAGATTCAGGGCATGGTGGTCGGCTTCCTCCCGGTGTTCATACAAATATGCCGCGGTGAACATCACGGCTGTCTTCCCGTTCTGGACCGATGCCAGTTCTTCCTCACTGTCCGTACGCAGGATATCCATGCACTGCCGTTCTGCCGAAGCTATGATAGTTTCAATTAAAGCATCATCGTCATCATCATCCACCCGGAGATAGTTTTTCATTTCCTACAGTGTCACCATAGCCTTCACCTCCCGTCAGGCAGAGGGGCGTGAATCCGTCACACCCCTCTGAAGCTGTCCGCAGACCATCAGCTGGAAGATCCTGATTTCTGCGCCAGCACCTTCACCGCCTCGGACAGCACCAGCTTCCCATCCACTCTCTGGGAGCCAAGGAAGCCCACCTGGCCGTTGGCGGCGTACAGTTCGTTCAGCCGCTTGAAAGAACGTCCCTGCCGGTCCGCAATCCAGTAATAGCTGAAATCGCCGAAGGCAATGGTCTTCGCCCCCGCCGCGATCACCGGCATATAGGCGGAGGTCTTCACCGGCCTGCCAAGGAGGGTATCCGGCGTACCGGCCATCAGGGACGGCTGCCACAGGTACTGCCCCGTGGAATCCTTCAGCTTGCGCACCGCCTTGATGGTGGAATCGTTCAGCACCCATACCGCCTTCTTCCGGTAAGGGGATTTCAGGGAATAAAACAGGTCCATCAGTTCATCCGCCGTAATGGCTGTAGAGGAAGCTGCCGTCACCCCGGTCTCTGCCCCGCCGGTGGCTGCCAGCACACCCAAAGGCTTCCCGGAGCCGTCCCCGGTAAAGAAGGCCTCTTCCTCCTTCGCCCCGATCCTTCTTGCAAACTCCTTCGCGATATAGGATTCCAGGTCAAAGACGCTGTCGTTTAAAAGTTCCTCGGATACCTTGATCATGGTACCTACCTTATAAGCCCCGATAGATACCTGGCCGAAGGAATCATCGCTCTCCGTGTACGCCCCTTCCTCATCGATCCAGGACGCCGTCCCTTTTGTCGCCACCACCGGGATCTTCCGGTCGCCGCTGGAAGTACGGATCACATTTGCCAGCTGGCGGAACACATTTTCCTCTTCCAGGGCTTCCACCAGGGTACGCTCATACTCATCCGGCACCAGGTACCCGCCCTCGGAATCCGTCCCTTCCTCCAAAGCGTTGACCACGCCGGGAAGCGGCACCTTGGAGCGCATGGCGTTCCAGAAGTTTGTCCTGTATTCCTCCGAAGCACGGCCGGTCTTTTCCTTTCCCGCGCCGCCGGATGCCGGACGCCCGGTCAGGGGCGTATTCACCGGCTGGGACAGTTCCCTCTCAAAGGCTTCCTGCCGCTCCATCCGGGCAATCTCCTTCCCCAGATCCGTGATCTCCTGCTCCATGCGGGTATAGGCGGCGTCATCCTCCGCAGACAGCACACCTTTTTCATTCCTGTGGGAATCCAGGAAAGCCTTCGCTGCCTCCCACGCCTTCGCCCTCTTTTCTCTCAGTTCTAAAATCGTCATGGTCATGTCCTCCTTTAATTATTCAATAAATTCAACCGCTCGTAGAGGCTGTCTATGCTGCGGCCCATCGGTTCGGTTTTCGGTTTTGTCCTGCACTTTGCCGCGATCTTATCCATTAAGGAATTGACCGCGGCGGCTTCGGAATAAAGCATGGATACCGCAGGCGGCTCCATGTCATCCGGAACTTCAGAACGTTTCAGGATCCCATCGGCAAAGCCCAGTTCCACTGCTTTCCCGGCGTCCATCCAGGTCTCCGCGTCCATCATGTGGGACAGCTTCGTTCGGGACAGGCCGGTCTTGATCTCATAAGCGTTGATGATGGAATCCTTCACGCTTTCCAGCATCTCAATGGCCTTCTGCATCTCCCCGAAATCCCCCCAGGCAATGGTCGCCGGGTTATGGATCATCAGCATCCCCACCGGCGAAATCAATACCTTTGTACCCGCCATGGCGATCACGCTTGCCGCGGACGCCGCAAGCCCATCGATCTTTACCGTGACATTTCCCTTATAATCCATCAGCATGTTGTAGATCTGCGCCGCGGCCACGCAGTCCCCTCCGGGGCTGTTGATCCATACCGTGATATCGCCGCTCCCCGCCATCAGCTCCTCCTTAAAAAGAGCCGGCGTGACTTCATCGTCATACCAGCTCTCTTCCGCGATGGTTCCATTCAGGAACAGCACCCTTTCAGTCCTTTCCTCACCGGAATCCTGATCCCGGATCTTCCTGCTCTTCCAGTTCCAAAATTTCTTCATCGGATCTCTACTCCTTTTCTTGCAAAATCATCTGCCCTGCAGGCATCCCCTGCTGGCCTGTTCCAAACAGCCCGGCATCCGCAAGCTTCGTCATGTTCCCGTTGATCAGGTACAGATCCCCGCCCTGCTCCGCCGGGATCCGATCCAGGTTTTCCAGTTCCCGGATATCATTGGCGCTCATCCAGCCGTTCTGCCTTGCCGTGGCATATCCGTTCATCCGGCTCTGGTAGTCCCCTCTGAGCAGTCCGTCCACATTGAACTTGATGAAATACTTTGATTTCTCTTCCCTGGACAGCAGCGAGCGCACCATGGACTGTTCCCACCGGGACACCCAGGGATCCAGGGTATACTTCACAAATTCCAGGGATTGCTGCTCGATGTTGTTGAAGGACGATTTTTCCAGGTCCCCAATCATATGGGGCGGCACCCGGAAGATCCGGGCAATCTCATCCAGCTGGAACTTCCTGGTTTCCAGAAACTGCGCCTGCTCCGGCGAGATGGAGATGGGCGTGTACTTCATCCCTTCCTCCAGCACCGCCACCTTGTTGGCGTTCCCGCTTCCTCCGAAAGTCCTCTGCCAGCTTTCTCTCACCCGGCTGGGATCTTTAATCGTCCCCGGATGCTCCAGCACCCCGGAAGGCGCCGCGCCGTTGGCGAAAAACTTCGCCCCGTATTCCTCGCAGGCCATGGCCATACCGATGGCGTTCTTCGCCATAGCAATCGGCGAATAGCCCACCAGCCCGTCAAATCCCAGACCTGGAATATGCAGCACTTCATAAGGGGACAGCCGGACAATGGATCCCTTCATGGTCGGAGCGTCATCGGAATACAGCGTATATTCATAGTACAGCTGCCCTTTCTCATCTCGATCCACATACATCCGGTCTGCCATTAAGGGATATAAGGCAATCACTTCTCCCCTTCCATTCCGGATGATCTGGGCGTAGGCATTGCCCCACAAAAGCAGGTGCGTCATCAGCGTCTCCCGGAACACGAAGGACGTCATCTCCGAGTTCGGCTCGTCATGGAGCAAAAAATAAAGCGGATGGTCCACCGCCTTCTCTTTCCCGCCGTCATCCGTATACCGGTAAAACTGCAGGGGCAGGCTGGCCACCGCCTCCGACAGGATCCTCACGCAGGAATACACCGCCGTCATCTGCATGGCTGTCCGTTCATTCACACGTTTTCCGGAAGTTGAATTTCCAAGGAAAAAGCTGTAGCTGCTGCCGGAAGTCCGGTTCTCCGGCTTGTCCCGGCTCCGAAATAATCCTGATAAGATACCCATAATGCTATGAACCTCCTTAAAAACAGACATTAAAAAAGCATCTACTGTTTTTCAGAAGATGCTTTCATTATAAAAATCTTATTTTCTTTTTTTCCAAATAATTCCTTGCGAAGTTTCTTCTATATTAAACCCTTGCTCCTTAATCAGTTTGACAAATTGCATCATTCGGTCAGTAGGTTGTTTGCCTTTCATATACATGTGATTAATAAAATCAATAAGTTCATGTGCTTCAGAAGCCGACAGTTTTTCTTCATTTGCGATCATCATTTCATATCGATGTGTGGCTTCTTCTAAATCATGATACAAATGCAAATATATCATGGCTGCATATTTATGAGCACTTCTCACTCCCCTATTTGAGGCTTCAATAAGAAATCGTGACATTTGTTCTTTGTTTTCATCAGATAAACAGGATTTATCATTGTATGACTGAAAAATCCTAAAAAAAGTATCATCTTGATTGTCACTCGAAATAATAAGCTGTATATCTTTTTTTATTTGAAACATTTCAATACAGTCATTATAAATTTCAAGTTTCAAATTTTCAATATCCTTGCTATATTCCATTACAAACTGAGAACGTTGTTCATCTGGTATTTCAATCTCATTAAGATCAATGGTATGTAATAAACCCTGCAGATCTCTCAGTGATATTAACGCACGCAAATACAATTCTTCCTCTGGTTCATTTTCAGATGAGTGATTTGTTTCATGCCTGTCTTCTTTTACGTAAGATAATGCCTTGCTCGTTATTTTGGAAACTTTTGCAATTTGAGGGCAAAAGCAAAGAATATTTACAATAAAAGGAACATCCATATCATCAATAGAATAATTCTCAATTCCTTTTTTACGCATAATTTTATGCTGTTCCATATAGTTAACTTTATATGGACCTTTAATTTTTTCCTGTGTAAATCTATATAGTTCCTGACGCCAATCCTCGCATACAATCAATTTCAAAAAGTTCTGACATATATGGCACCTCAGTTCAACAACATCAGCCATTCTATTTCTGATTTTCATATTCTCGCTCCTTTGAAAACTAATAGAAAAGGCACATAATCGAATGACTATGTGCCCTGATGCCGGTATTCAATCCTTGTTGGCAGAAATTTCTGCCAATCTGATTTCCTTGTAAGCAACAGCACAAGTTGATGCAAAAGCAATCAGAGCCAGGACAACTTTGCAAGTATTATCACTCACTGTGCTACCTCCTTTCCGAGCCTTAGCCCAAAAAATAAATAGGTAGAACAATTTCATCCGGCATCGTCTAAATTATATCAAAAAAGCATTTAAAAATCCATGTTTTAAATAAACAGCAGCCCTCTGGTATCGTAAACAGATTCCCTTGTATCATTCCCGCACCGGATCGCCCGGTCCAGACCCATGATCGCCGCGATCGCTCCATCGATCTTCTCCGTGGACTTCTCCTTATCCGCCTTGATGTTCCCCGCCGGATCGGTACGGATGAAGATGTTGTCCATCATCCACCGCAGCACCGGATGCCCGCCGTGGGCAATCCTCCGCTCCAATGTCAGCTTCATCAGCTCCTTGGTGGGCGGCGACATATCCTTAAAGCCCTGGCCGAAGGGAACCACCGTGAATCCCATCCCTTCCAGGTTCTGGACCATCTGTACGGCGCCCCACCGGTCAAAAGCGATCTCCCGGATGTTGAACCGTTCCCCCAGGCGTTCGATGAATTTCTCAATATAGCCGTAATGCACCACATTCCCCTCCGTGGTCTGCAGGAAGCCCTGCCGCTCCCACACATCATAGGGGACATGATCCCTGCGCACCCGCAAGTCCAGCGTCTCTTCCGGGATCCAGAAATACGGGAGCAGCTGGAACTTATCTTCCTCATCCAGGGGCGGGAACACCAGGACAAACGCCGTGATGTCCGTAGTGGAGGAAAGATCCAGACCGCCGTAGCAGACACGCCCTTCCAGTTCCTCTTCATTGACCGCGAAAGCGCACTGATCCCATTTCTCCATCGGCATCCAGCGCACCGCCTGTTTCACCCACTGGTTCAGCCGCAGCTGCCGGAAGGAATTTTCCTCTCCCGGATTCTGCTTCGCCGACTCGCAGGCTGCTTTCACCTTGTCCATCCCCACCGTGATGTCCAGGGATGGATTGGCCTTCTTCCATATCTTCGGGTCAGTCCAGTCGTCACTCTCATCTGCCCCGTAGATCACCGGGTAAAAGGTCGGATCGATCTTCCGGCCTTCCAGGATATCCTTTGCTTTCTGGTGCGTCTCATAGCAGATGGAGTTGGTATCCGTTCCCGCTGTGGTGATATAAAAGAACAGGGGCTGCATCCTGGCGTCACCGCTTCCTTTTGTCATGACATCAAACAGTCTCCTGTCCGGAGCCGCATGCAGTTCATCATAGACCACCCCATGGATGTTGAAGCCATGCTTGGAATAGGCTTCCGAACTGAGTACCTGATAAAAGGAGTTGGTCGGCAGGTAGATGATCCGCTTCTGGGATGCCAGGATCTTCACCCGCTTGGAAAGCGCCGGACACATCCGTACCATATCCGCCGCGACATCAAACACAATCGCCGCCTGCTGCCGGTCCGAAGCGCAGCCATACACCTCTGCACGCTCCTCCCCGTCCCCGCAGGTCAGCAGCAGAGCCACTGCCGCTGCCAGTTCTGATTTCCCCTGCTTTTTGGGGATCTCAATATATGCCTGGTTGAACTGCCGGTATCCATTCTCTTTGATTGTCCCAAACAGATCCCGGACGATCTGCTCCTGCCAGTCAATCAGTTCAAACTTTTTCCCTGCCCATTTTCCTTTTGTATGGCACAGGCTCTCAATAAACGCCACCGCGTAGTCCGCAGCCTTTTTGTCATAATGGGAACCCTTCGCCATGAACCTGGTCTGCTTATACTTCTTCAGTTTTCTCACGGCTGTATCATCCCCCTTACACATATTTCAGCCACTGCCTGTATACTTCACTGGCAATGTTCGCCATCATCACCGGCGGCACGCTCATCCCGCAGACATAATTGACTTCCTGATCCATGAAATCATAATCTTCCGGAAATGTCTGTGTCGCCACATAATCATGGACAGAATATTTTTCCCCGTCACAGAACCTGGTTACAATCGCGCAGGCGGTATTGGTCGGCGCCACCCGGCAGTCTTCCACAATGGCATTGTTGAACATGGACAGTTTTCCGCGTTCCCTAAGAGAGATATCCGCGAAACAAGTATCCCCTTTCTTCCTTTTTGCCACCAGCTCCGTCATCAGGGCTTTCTGGTAGGGAATCCCGTGTTCGCTCCGCACTTCCCCGAAGCGGATCGGCTTCTCATGGAAATCCAGCTTCAGTTTCGGCAGATCCAGGTCATTGCGATGGGCAATAAAAAAGACACGTCTCCTCCTCTGCGGAACCCCCATGGTATGGGCGTCCAGCAGGAAGATCTGTGTCACATAGCCCGCCGCTTTAAAGGCTTTCAGCAGTTCATTCACATAGCCCCTGGCGTTGCCTTTCAGCAGGCCGGAAACATTTTCCGCGATCACTGCCTTGGGCTTTAAAATCTCCGCTGTCCGGATGAAATGCAGGAACAGATCATCCAGCCGCTGTTTCTTCTGCCCTTCCCGGAATGCCTTTTCCTTTCCCCATGCCTTCTCCCTATCCCCAGCGGTGGAGAATACAGAGCAGGGCGGCGACCCGTCCAGGATATCCAGATGTCTTAATTCTTCCGGGTAAACCTGCAGCTGATTGAAATCACGGATATCCATCAGATACGGATATTTCGGATGATGGTTCCGTCTGTACAGCTTCATCATCTCCGGGTCAATCTCGCAGTTTCCCAGCACCGTATACCCGGCAAGCTTATATCCCATGGAAGAGCCTCCGCCGCAGGAGAAACAGCTGAATACTGTTTTTCCGTTCTTTGGAACGTCCTTCAGGTCATCCAGCCGCCATTTCCATGGGAACCTGTGGTCAGTTGAATTTAAAGCCGCATCTCGGACATTCGTGCGCGAATTCCTCATCCCCAAACTCCCCCTCGTCATACTCCTTATTGCTTCCCGTATCGTCCAGGTCCTCCCGAACCGCGAACAGGTCTGTCACCTCATCCTCGCGGAAGCCGGTCAGGGATACGTCAAAGTCCTCTCCCTGCAGGCTTTCAATCTCGATCCTCAGAAGTTCCTCGTCCCATCCGGCGTCCATAGCCATACGGTTGTCCGCCAGGATATACGCTTTCTTCTGGGCTTCGGTCAGATGGTCTGCCAGCACGCATGGAACTTTTTCCATCCCTTCCTCCTGCGCCGCCAGCACACGCCCATGCCCTGCGATAATCCCGCAGTCCCCATCAATGATTACCGGATTAAGGAACCCGAATTCCCGGATCGATGCCCGCAGCTTCGCGATCTGCGCCGGGGAATGGGTCCTTGCGTTGTTGATATACGGCACCAGCTTCGCGGTCTCTACCATCCGCATTTTATGTTCCATCTCACATTCCTCCATTTCTTGCCCGGAGCAGCAGTTCCATCACATCATCCTGTGGCGTAGACCCCTGCCACTCCACTGAGCAGTTCTCCTTCACCACCTGGTAGATCTGATACCAGATCTGGTTGACCTGCTTCATATACTGCTGGGACATGGAAACATACGGGGAAGCGATGGCGTTCCCGGTTGTTGGATGTTTTGCAAGGAATCCATACTCTGAAATACATTCCTCGCATTGGACCCACCGGGATACGGACACCGCGTACTGCTCCACCAGCTGGATATTGACCAGCCGGTCACATCCCCGCTCCCTCAGCCATTTCCATGTCTCTTCATACACCTCCGCCGCGCAGAAATTCTTTCCGCTTTTCTGCTTTGCTTTCAGGTAATCCTTCACCGGCGGCATTTCCTCCCCGGACATCTCCGAAGGCTCCGGCAGGTCCAGGACCAATGCCGTGCCGCCGTCATTGATCCGGTCTGTCAGCGATTTCTTTTTCCTTCCGGCGCCGACCCTTGCGCCGCCCCGGCCTGTCCCATCCCTGGCCATGGCCTTCACCTCTTCCCTTTCCGGGGGCAATACCCCCTTTGATTTCCATTTTTTGTACACGACACCCCCGCACCGTTCCCCAAAAGAAAAGGCACAGAGATTTTGACCGCCCCTCCCCGGCTGAACTTTCACCGGTTATGCCAGCGGTCTCCATTCTCCGCATGGATCTTCGCATGGCAGGACCGGCACAGGGCGATCAGGTTGCTCCGCTCATGGGTGCCGCCTTGAGACAGCGGCAGCTTATGGTGGATCTCCTCGGTCTTCACATACCGTCCTTCCTTCAGGCACTGCTCACACAGCGGATGCTCCGACGCGTACTTATCGCGGATCCGTTTCCATGCCCGCCCGTATCTGCGGCGTACAGCAGGATCCCTGCCGTACTTCTCGTAGCGGCGGTTCTCTTCTTTCTGATGTTCTTCACAGAATCTCCCTTCCGTCAGGTTCGGGCATCCCGGCCAGGAACATGGCCGTTTCGGTTTCCTCGGCGATACTCCCACCTCCTTCGGGCATAAAGAAAGCCCTAGGGAATCGCTTCCTCAAGGCTCTCTCTTTTTATTTTCCGCATCTTAACAGTATCATACTTCCATACTGCATATCTATAGCATTTACTGCCAACTTTCAGGGATCACGATTTTTTTCAGCGTCTCATCGTGGAGCCGGAACACTTTCCTCATGCTCATGTTCAGCGTTGTGGCGATCTGCTCCCATTTCACCATCCGCAGGTACCTCTCTTCCAAAATGATCTGGCATTCCGGGTCTTCCACCTGCTTGATGCATCGGCAGATCACCTGTTTCAAATTCAGAAGTTCATTAGCATCCTCCTGGATCTCCCTCTGCAGATCCAGGATTTTCACAATGATATCCTCTGTTTTATGAATATTCCGGTTCGGGCTGCCAGGCATATCACTCATAGTCGAGGTTGCCTTTATCGCCAATTCATTCAAAGAAGCTACCTGCTCCAGCTTACTGTTGATCCGCTCATCCACATAATATGCCTTCATCAGAAAATCCTTTACCGCTGTCTGCTGCTTATCCATAAGCCACCTCCGATTGAAATCTGTAAATAGTTCCCCTCGGATTGCCTCCTGTGATTGCCTCTGTTTGTCAGATATTTTCCTGAAGTTTACGGATTAGGAATTCCCCATCCACATTTGTCAGGCGCTGATACCAGCCGGAACGGAAAAATCTCTCAACCTGCAAAGTCTCATCCAATGCTTCCCGGTTCGCGGGATTCTTTTTGACCCGTTTCAAAAGCCGCCGGTAATCCTCCGCCGCCTGCGCGATGACCGCGTTCGCAAGGTTTTCATAAGGATCCCCTGTCTGTTTATTGACGATCGCCATGCCCCATCACCTCCGCTTTCACGGCATCGATCAACGCCTTTTGTGTGTGGTCTTTTGTTTCCAGCACGCGCATGATCTGTTCATCAATAGTCTTCGCCGCAAGGATGTGGATCACGGACACCGTCTCCTTCTGTCCCTGCCGCCAAAACCTCGCTACCGTCTGCTGGTACAGTTCCAGGCTCCATGTAAGCCCGAACCACACCAAGATATTCCCGCCGCTCTGAAGGTTCAGGCCATGTCCGGCGGATGCCGGATGGATCAGCCCCACAGGGATTTCTCTCTGGTTCCACCGCCGGATATACCGCTCCTGATCCAGTCTGGCGAAGCCGACCTTAAGTCCGGAAAGCCTTTCCTGGATCCGTTCCAGGTCACGCTGGTACCAATAGGCCGCAAGAATCGGTTTCCCATTCGCCGCCTCAATGATATCCTCCAGGGCATCCAGCTTCCGGTCATGGATCTTCTCATAATCGCCGTCATCAGAATATACCGCCCCGTTTGCCATCTGGGACAGCTTCCCAGACAAAGCCGCCGCGTTCGCGGCTGTCACTTCCCCTTCCGGCAGCTGTAAAAGAAGATCCCGTTTCATCCGCTCATATTTTACAAGTTCCGGTTCATCCAGCCGTACCATATATCTGGAATTCACCAGTTCCGGTATCTTCAAATGATCAGCTGATTTCATGGAAATCGTGATATCAGAGATCCTGTCATAGATCGCTTCTTTCGCCCCCGGAAGGAGTTTATAGCTGTATACGACATGCCCGTTCGTCTTATCCGGCATGAAATACCGGCTCCGGTACTGCCCGATAAACCTTCCCAGCCTCTGCCCCATATCCAGAAGCTTATATTCCGCGAACAGGTCCATCAGCCCGTTGGAAGAAGGCGTCCCGGTCAGGCCCACGATCCGTTTCACCTTCGGCCGCACCTTCATCAGCGCTTTGAACCGCTTCGCCTGCCAGTTCTTAAAAGACGACAGCTCATCCACCACTACCATGTCATAATCAAACGGCAGTCCGCTCTTTTCCACCAGCCACTGGACATTTTCCCGGTTGATCAGGTAAAGATCTGCCCTTGCTTCCAATGCCGCCGTCCGTTCTGTCTCCGTCCCCACCGCCACACTGTAGTGGAGATCCGATGTATGGTCCCATTTTTTGATCTCATCCGGCCAACTTATTTTTGCCACCCGGATCGGCGCGATCACAAGCACCTTATGGATTTCAAAGCGGTCAAACATCAAATCATAGATCGCCGTCAGCGTGATGGATGTCTTCCCAAGCCCGCATTCCAAGAACACCGCCGCCGTCTCATGCTCCTTGATATATTCCGATGCGTAAACCTGGTAGTCATGCGGTTCGTATTTCATCAATAATCCCTCCAATCTGCCCTGGGTCATCCAGCACATACACCCGGTACCCCAAAGACCGCAGCAACTTATGCCTGGACTCCTGCAATGGCCTTGCTTTCTTCCCCGGAGCCTTTACTTCCACAAAGCCCATCCTCCCGCCCGGCAAAAGCACGATCCTGTCCGGCAGACCATCAAATCCAGGCGCCGTCCATTTCGGGCAGATCCCGCCTGCTGCCCTCACCGCTTTTACCAGCTTCTGCTCCACTGTTTTCTCTCTCATGCTTCCTCCTCTCCCGAAACAACTGAACCAAAAATTCCTTACGCGCGTATATACATGCGCTTCACACGTCTGCTTTCTATCAAAAACACTATTTATTTGTTCTATAAAGAAAAAGTTGTTTCGTTGTTTCATATCTACTCCAAACCCTGCATGTTTCCATGCTTTTTCACTGAACAACCCGTTAGGAACGGAACAAGAAGCTTTTCTGTCCGACAGGTTGTTCACTAAAATCATTTCTCTCTTTTATAGATTCTCTGCCTACCATAGATGGGAAGAATCTTTGCCTTCCCGGTTTTGCTCCAACCGGCGATTCTCTCCATAATAGCGGAAATAGCGTAGCTGTCCGATGGCTTCATATCCTCTTTCGCCTTTCCGAAGCATTCGCACCAGATCTCCATGTTGGAGACTTCCATCCGGCGGACGATGCCGTCCGGCCGCATCGGGTCATCTGCGTCCCGGACATAGTCGCGCCGCTTATAGACATCCATAGAGTCCCAGATGTCCGGCAGGAGCATATCCAGGTATTCCTGCACCAGCCCTTCCCGGTCATCCCGTTCCATCGCCGCCCGCTGCTCTTCTTTGGCATAGGCCTCCAGTTCCGGCGGAAGATACAGCTTCTCCCCGGCTTTGGCATATACCATGACCTCCGCCCAGACCTGCTTCACCGTATCCGCATCCATATCCCAGGGCTTGTACCTCCCGTTTCCCGGTACTTTCACATTCCAGTAACGCCTGTTGCCGGTAATGTCCCTGAGATACCCGTTCTGGCTGTTGGTGGTGCCGAAAAATACGCACTGCCTCGGATGGGGCGTTACCCTTCTCCCGAAGCTTGCCCGGTACTTGTCATCCTGCCTGGAAATAAAGGCTTTCACTTTATCCAGATCCGCTTTCCGCATCCCGGCAAGCTCCCCGATTTCCATGATCCAGTAACCCTGCAGCTTCTCCGCCGCCGTCTTGTCATTCATATCCGACAGGTTCAGGCTGTCCGAATACCACTCGCCGCCAAGCTTCGCGATCAGCGTGCTCTTCCCGATCCCCTGGTCCCCGTTTAAGACGATCATGCTGTCAAACTTGATCCCCGGATGGTACACCCGGGCATACGCCGCGCACAGCTCCTTCCTCGTGACCGCCCGTACATATGGAGTGTCCTCCGCCCCAAGATAATCAATCAGCAGCGTATCCGCGCGTTCCACCCCGTCCCAGTCAGGAAGCGTCTCAAAGAATTCCCGGATCGGATGGTAGGAACGGTCATCCACGGCCTTCGTAACGGCGATATCATAATTTCTGGCGGAAAACGTCCCGTATGCCGCGTCCACATAGCAGATCAGCTGGGCGTCATCCGCGTCCCGCCAGAACTTGGCCGGATGCGGCCAGGGAACTTTTCCCCGGATCTCCATGCCGTCCGCCAGCTGGTTGAACACAATCCCTTTCAGGTTCTCGTCATTTTCCAGGATCAGCATAAGGTTGTGCAGGTTATTCTTAAGTTCCATACTCTTCTTTTCATACTGCAGCTGCTTCTTCCAGGCGTCCGGATCCGCTTCATCAAAATCCTCCGCTGCCGCCTGCCGCTTTTCCTCAAAGATCCGAAGCTTCACCCGCTCATCCGCCGCGGCGAATTCAGCCATGGCGTTATAGGACTTTTTCGGGTCGTCATCCGGGAACTTATGAACTCTTACTGCATCAAAAGCGTTCAGCAGCTGCCCGCAGGCCGGATCCGTCGCATGGAAGCTGTAGGAAAACTTCTCGTCAATGATAATAACGCCGGCGGAACTGTCTGCCGGGATATAGTCATACCTTCCTTCCATCGCCGACGGCGCATAAACATCCGGCAGGAACTTTTCGATCGCTTCCCGGATCGGGTAAGTACGGCAGAACGCCCCCACCGCGCCGGTCTTTGCAAGCGGGTCCGCCTGCTGTTTCGCGGCCTTTTTCACCGCTTCCGATTCCCTGGACGATACCGGCCAGGTGGAAACATCCCGCCAGTCGTCGTACATCCCCAGGTAAGCGTCCGGATCCAGGATGTCACCGTCCATGACCCGATAGACATACTCCCCGTTGCGTGACGTGGAAGGCCAGTACATCAGCCGGTGCGGCTGGTACGTGGTATCATCAAACAGATCCATCCCGATCTCCTGCGCCACCTTGCGGGCAAGGGCAGGGTATTTCTCCTCGGACACATCCCGTTTCAGCGGGAAGATCAGCCGCAGACGGGGCGCCTCCGGCGTATGCTTATGTGTCGAGTAGACACACAGTTCATGGGAATTGAACAGAGAAAGCTCATCCAGAATGTCCGGCGTCCCGTGGTCCATGTCCAGCGTCAGCATGGATCGGCACAGAACCGTCCCGGTCTTTCTCCTGCCGCCCCGCAGGTGTCCGCCCACAAAGCCGCCCACATCCTTGACGGCGTCCTGCTGGGGCTTTGTCATCTTCCGGTATTCCTCCACCGTTTCCGTAGTAGTCTGCGTGGTGCTCACCCTCCTGCAGAAGTCATCCCAGGAGATCTCATTGTTCTTCCATCTCTTCTCCATACGGGAATTCCCATACGCGATCTTCATCCTGCCATCCCCTCCTTCTCCCGCAGATCCTCGGTAAAATACCGGATCTTCTTGCGCAGTTTCCTGGCCTTTTCAATCTCAGCGGCCATGCCTTCAGAGACGGTATCCCCGAACACCCAGACCTCTTCGCATTTCCCCATGAACACAATGCCCATCTTAAGCCCCAGCCACCGTTCCGTTTCCTCATCCAGGTACTGCGGGCAGAGCAGGTGCGGTGCGATCGGGATGCAGTGTCTCTCCACCGCGAACCTGGAAAATGCCCTTGCCCGGAACGTGTTCTTCTCCACGTCTCCTGCGTAAGGCGAACAGATATAGACCAACGGGCGGTACGCGGCTGCCGCCCTGGCCGCCCGCTCTTCCGCCTCGATCCTGGTCAGCGCCTCATATACCACGGGATCGTAATACCCCTCGCTGTTATACTTGCTGATCCCCATGCTCAGTTCCCCCTTTCGATCAGCGGAAGGATCCCATCCGCCTTCAGAAGATCATAAATGAAAAGCCTTCCTTTCTGCGTCCAGTAGGTATGCACCTTGGTATGCGCTGTCCCGTCATGCGCCGGATAAGCATGCGTCTTCGTGCTGGTGTAGCCGCACCCGGCATATTTCTGGTACAAAAGCCAGATCTTTCCGCCCTGTTTATACTGCACGCCTTTCTCATGCAGGTACTGGTTCATCCGCTTCGCGCTCCATCCATAATCTTTCGCGAATTCCGATACCGCCAGCAGGCTGGGGCTGTTCAGGACCACATCGTAATAACTCGCCTTCGGCCGCATCTCCGCAAGCTGCTGCTTCTGCACGGCAGTCTCCTGTTCCAGCGCCATCCTCCTTATCCGCTCGGCCTTAAACGCCTGCAGTGCCTCGATCAGGGCGTCCGTGTTGTTCACAATGTCATCCAGCGCAAATACTCCGTGCCTTCGGATCGCCGGAAGGACTTCCGATGTCACCCATCTCTTGAAGCGTTTTGCGGACGGAAGTTTGCTGGACAGGATCAGGCTGTAAAGGCCGGATTCGTTGATAAACACCGGCGTCTGCTCCCTTCCGATGGAGTCGCGGATCGCTACCCCATCCATTCTGTCCTCTTCATCCACATGCTTCGCCAGAGCGTCCCTGGTATTGGCGTAACCAAGAATCTCCGCTACATCCTTCCCGACAAAATACGGCTCGCCATTGAATGTGATACTGCGGACCGAGCCGAACTCCGCATTGCTGAATACCTGTAACTCACTCATGAATTACCCTCCTTAGTAAGAATTATTGAGTTTGTTTTCTCAAGTCACAGGCAATAAAAAAGAGAGGATTTTTACCCTCTCTCAAAAAAAAGAATCCGTTTAGCTATCTGCCAAACGGACTTTATACTTTTTAATCGATCTAATTATGTATGTTTTAAGCGGGATCTACATACGCATGTACTATTATCCCCATGATCATCATCATACCAAAGCACATTAAAGACTCTGCCTGTCATATACCCATATAATCTATGGCTACCCGTTACGCGCAATGATATTAATGATTCTGCTTCTATATATTTTGAAGCTAACCTGTCTTGTGCAACCTTATTCAATTCGCTCAAATCCAAGGAGTGATTTTGCTTTTTATCTCGAACCAATATTTCGCTCCATGTTTGACTCTCTAATGATTTTAATCTTGGAAGAATCTCTGTCCAAAATAAACTTCCCATATGATCCTCTGAGAATGCCCACATCTCCTGATCAGAATTTGCAAAAGACCATGCAGGATTTTCTGAATAGTATCGCTCAGGATTTCCACCCTGAGCGATAAACTTTCCTTTCGGAGTTTCTTTTTGCTTTATCTCTTTTTTTCGTTTAGAGCCCGCCATAATACAACGCCATACTTTCTTTCGTAATCACATTACTGCATCCGGCACCTAACGGAACTCCTTTTCTCGCTTTAATCCAAGGATCTTCCATGTGTGTCAGCTGACTGAGCCACTGGGCATCGTGGCTACCATAGTGCTCTAATACTTTATCGATAGTATCTTTTTGATCTGCAGATAAATCTCCATCCCCACCAGTTTCATCGCTCGCACTTACTGAATACTTACCCTTGGTTTTGAAAAACAAATCAGGACATACCGGCCCATTAGCCCAAGCCTGAAAGTCTTCTTCAAATAAAGGAGAATCATCCCAAACAAGAGACCATGCCTGAGAATAATAGCATAACTTTTGAAGTTTCATAGTTGACATAGATCCAGATTGTTCCAAAATATATTTTGCTGTATCAAAAACATTTGCCATTTTTTCATCCTCCTTTCTCCATCTATAATATAACACCAATTAGAGATTGTGACCAGTCTGCAAATTGTGAATTTTTTATGATGGATATTCATATAAATTTTATTATATGTACAGTCTTAATCCTTTTTATAAAACTGTGTTTCGTAGCCATCGACTCTTAAAACCAGCCCTTCCGCCCAGGGCGGCGTCCTTCCCATCTGCTCACAGATCGCTTCCAGGGAAGTGTCCTTCCGGCATTCGATGATCAGCTCATCATGCACGTGAGCGCAGATCCGGCAGTGTGACAGTGTCCGCATGGCATAACAAAGGATATCCCTGGATATGGCCTGCACAATATTCTCCACAAATTTCGGGCCGTAGCTCTCGATCCGCTCCCACTTCTTCGTCCCGCCCACGCCTTCATAGGTCACGGATTCCCCGCCGAAGCGGTTCTCACCAATCCTCGGCTTCACGTAGGAAATCCTTCTCCCGGAAGGCAGGGTAATGAACAGCATCCCGCTGCGGCACTCAAAACGGATCCCCCGAAGGACAGACGGTTCCCGCTGCTTCACCGCTTTCTTTACCGCCCGGTCCACATCCCACCAGAACCGGACAATGTTGGGGTTCGCGGTCCGCCAGGAATCCACCAGCGGCTGAAGTTCTTCCTCTGTCAGTCCCATCTCAATAGCTCCCATGGATTTCAGTGCGCCGACAGACCCGCCATATCCCAAAGCCAATTCCGCGATCTTCCCTTTCTGCCGCAGTTCCGCGTTCCGTCCATGCTTTTCCACCGGTACCCCGAACATCGCCGATGCCGAAGCGCAGTAAATATCGCCGTTCTTCACAAATACGTCCATCCTCCACCGCTCCCCGGCAAGCCAGGACAAAACCCTCGCCTCGATGGATGAAAAGTCCGCCACGCAGAACTTCTTTCCTCCCGCAGCGACAAAAGCCGTCCGGATCAATTCCGACAATACGTTCGGCACGGAATCATACAGCATGGACAGGGCTTCATAATCCCCATTTTCGACAAGGCCTCTCGCCTGTTCCAGATCCTCCATATGATTCTGCGGAAGGTTCTGCAGCTGGATGATCCTCCCGGCCCATCTGCCGCTCCGGTTAGCCCCATAAAACTGAAACATTCCCCTCGCCCTGCCGTCCCTGCAGACAGCGTTCCGCATGGCCTGATACTTCTTTACGGAAGACTTTGCCAGCTGCAGACGGAGCTTCAGTGCTTCCGCGGCTTCTTCATCTATATCCCTATCCGCGATCATCTTTGCCGCGTCCTTCTTCCCCAGTGTTTCCGTCTCCACGCCCCGCCCGGACAGCCACTGCTTCATCTGCGCCACACTGTTAGGATTTTCCAGCCCGGTGATCTTCTTCATGGCATCCAACAGCCGATCTTTTGAGATGCCGTCCAACCGGATCGCGTTCTCCGCAAAATCCATATCCAGCAGGATCCCCCTGTCATTGATCTCCTGGTCCAGCCAGAACTCTTCCCAGACAAAATCCGGCACCGGGAAATTCCGCAGTTTCTCCTGGATGGACATCTCTGCCTCTACATCCCTCTGGTTATAGGACTTGAAACGCTTCCATTTCTCCCTGTCATGTTCCGGGAGGTTCCTGGTTCTCCCCCCATTGGCCTTCGTTGCTTTGCACGGCACGCAGAAATACCGGATCAGGTCTTTCCCTTCTTTCAGCTTCTGCTCTTCCAGCCCCAGCACTGCGCCAACACCGGCAAGGGATAGGGGCAGCCCCATATAGGCGGACCAAACCATGGAACATTTCCATCCCCGCGGATCCAGATAATCGCCAACCGTATCTCCCGGCACACTGTAAGAGGAAAAGTATTCCGGATGGTTCCTTCTCAGCCATTTCGACAGGCAGACACGTTCAAAATTGCTGTTGAACGCCCATTTCGTCACGGTTTCATCGGACAGGGCGGCCAGCACTTCCTCCGGCAGCGTCTCCCCGGACGCCAGGTCAGCCACCCGGACTGCGCCGCCATCCACCGCGTAGCCAAAAAGCAGGATGTCAAAATCCGGATGCTGCACATACTTGTACACGCCGCATTTACCCAGGTCATTCTCAGAATATGTTTCAATATCAATACTGATCGTCTCCATCTTTCCTCCAATCTGGAAGAAGGCGCCGGCCATTTCTGACCGGCACCCGTCTTCCCAAATATGATCATCCTGTTCTTAGGAAAGGAAATCTTCCTCATCCGCTTCCGCGAAATCATCCTCCGCCCTGCTCTTGCCGCCAAGTGGTTCGCCGTCCCGGATCTTCTGCAGATTGTTCAGGCCGCAGGCAATCCCCTTATTCCCGTTGCTGTTGAAAGCGTAGAAATTGATGCTCGCCCTGCCGTACACCCCAGAATACACCTCGGAACGTTCCAGGATCGGGTTCCTGTCCGCGTCTACAATTCCCGGCGCCGTGCCGCTGTTTGCGTTCACAAAATAAGAATTCGCGTAGGCCTCGTCATCCGGCCTTTCCGCGTCACCGTCACGCAGCGGCGTCTTCAGCGCGGAAAGCGCCGGTACGGACCTGCCGTTTCCTTTCAGCTTGCTCTGCCCTTCCTCGTAGGCTGCCTGGATTGCCGCCCGGATCTTTTCCAGCGTCTTCGTGTCAGACTTCGGAATGATCAGCGACACGGAATATTTCGGCGCGCCGCCATTGATGGATTTCGGCTCCCATGCGTTGACATAGCTCCATCTGGTGTTGACTCCAGTAATTACTTTTGTTGGGTTATTGAACTTAGCCATACTGTTTTTCCTCCTTAATTTTCACTAAAATCTTCATATGCTGTATTGAGCGCCGGTCTCTTATCGGAATCCGGCACCAGCGCCGGCTTGCCCTGCGGCTTTACGATAAACGGGCCAAGCACTTCCTCAAACTTCTTTTTCCCCATAAGGGCAGTCATGGCGGTAATGCCGAGAAGTTTCTTCTCGTAAGGATCATATCCCGCGGATTCCGCCGCCGAAATGACCGCCGCCTCATCGCTGTATTTCCGGTTCGACCTGCCTTCCACGACTTTGAACCCTTCGTAACGCGTTCCGGACAGGGCCTGCTGCAGGGCGTATTCCTTGATATCCGCCGCCCAGGATACCGGTTCATCGATCTTCGGAAGGATCGCCGCGATCTCGGTATCTTCCAGAACGGCAGGCATCTCAAAGTCATACCTCGCAAGTTCCAGGTTATATTCCGCCCTCTTGCGGCACGCTGCTTTCACTTTGCAGAACCGGCAGTGTTCCCCTGCCTTGAATTCTCCTTTGCCCTCATAGGCCAGGGCCGCCGTTGGCTTTAAGACTTCCTCCGCCCAGGCGAGCAGTTCTTCTTTTGTCATAGCACAGGTACTGACATTCTCACGCCGGGGCTGGAAAATGGTCATGCGGACCTCTTTGATGTCATACAGGCCGTCAAACAATTCCAACGCGCCCAGTGCGTAACACATCATCTGCGGGTTTTTTTCCGCGGATACGAGTACGCCCACCCCATGTTTATAGTCGATGACCTGCAGCGTCTCATCCGCCACGATCACGCAGTCGCCGGTGCCGAAGCCATTTTCCACCCATCTGGAAAAATCCAGCCTCTGCTCAATCAGCACCTGCGGATCCGGGTAGCGCTTCTTTGCCGCCTCGATCTGTTCGTTGACATAAGAACAATAGCTTTCCGCGCAGTCCCGCATCTCCTGATCGTAATAAGTAAGGTTTTCGGTCGGATCCGTCACATCCTTCCCCAGTGACTTTTCCACCAGATAAGTGCAGAGTTCGTGGCAGTCAGTACCCTGCTGCGCGTAAGGGCTGGATCTGTCTTCCTGCTCCGCGCATAATTCTGCCGAAGGCGGGCATTCCAGCCATCTGTGGCTGGATGAAGCCGATAAAAAAGCGTGCTTTCCCATTATCCCAGCACCTCCGCTTCCGCCATCACCGCCGCGTATTCCCCTTTATCCAGCGCCGACAGCTTGTCCGCCCCGTGCGCTTCAAGGATCTTCCTGATCTCCGCGGTATGTCCTGCCCTGGACTTCTCCGCCAGGAATGCCCTTACCTCAGTAAAGGTATATTCCTTTGCCGGCTCTACGGGAGCTTCTGTCTTCTTTTCCCCTGTCTCAGAAAAAATCTCTGTCAGTTCATCGGCAATGTTTACCAGGCTCTCCCCGCACTTCTTCAATTCCTGAATCAGCAGGTTCAGTTCATTCATCTTTGACATGTTTTTGCTCCTCCTTCCTCAGCTTCACGGATGTCTACGGATTCCACCGTCTGCCCCGGCGACAGGAGATACACCTGCGTAAACTCCCCAAACAGGAACTTAAGCAGTCTTGCCGGGAGTTTCACATCCGCGCCCTTCAGCACGTTCTCCTTACGCCCGCTGGAATCCGAGACGTTAATGACAATCTTATGTTTGACCGCCATTTTTTCTTCACCTCTCTTTCTGCAGGAAGCTGTCTTCCTTACATGTCACAGGCAAGAAAAAAGGGAGAGATTTTACCCTCTCCCGAAAAAACTTTAAAAATATTTCTTAATGCATTCGATCGCCTTATCATAATGGACCTTGGCCACCTTCACACTCACTCCCATGATCTTCGCCGCCTCTGTCCTGGAGTATCCTTCCAGGCCGATCAGCCGGTAAGCCTGTCTCTGCCGGTCCGTCATTTTAGTTGCCGCAATCTCGCGAAGCTTCAGCACCTCATCCGGCACATCCTCATCAAATGGATCATAACTGGCCCCGGCAAGCACGCTGCTCTTGTCCAGTTCCCCTTCATCCGTATCTCCGGCTATGTAATCCAGGGAAAGGTTCCAGTTCATATCAAACTTCTCTCCCGGATGCGCTTCTTCCCATTCCTTCTTCTCAACCTTCTGTTCCGCCGTCAATCTGGGATGCCCGTTTTTGACGTTGTTTGCCACCTCGATATCATCCATCCGGTGCAGATCCCGGATCCACACCTCAGTCACGCCCTTCTCGCCCGGCTTGACTGTCGTATAGACTGTCCGGTAACCGCCGCGTCCGTCCTCAACACTTACTGGATAACGGTACACATTTCTCTGATCCTGTCTGGTTTTTCTCACTCTCATGATTGCCTCCTTAGCTGGCCAGGAGGCAGTGAGAGCAGGATACCCGGTACGGACTTTTGACCAAAGTACCCAAAACCAACAAAAATGCACAGGAAAACAAGGGTACTTACACCCGTGTTCCGTCAGCTGTCTTTCTCACAGCTGATTTCCACGGTATGTCGTATCCTGCCTCACTGCGCACATGCGGCCGATATGAATTTTTATCTGAGCATCTTTGGGATACTCATCAGAACCGGCATCCAGAGATACCAGTTCTGGTCAATATCTCAATTTTTGTTATCAGCCGGATTATCAAGACTTTTCCGGCCTGTCTATTTACTTCTTCTCCTTTTAAAAATGAAATTGTCCCGTTTTTTTGTAAACCGCACAAAAAAGAGCCTGACAAAATACAGATGATTTTCACATCTATACTTCGTCAGGCTCTGGTCGCTATGATTGCTCATACGCCGATTCGCTCAGTACGAACCTTTTTTCTGTGGAAGCTGACCGCAATGACCGACTTGCAGATGGGGCATTTAATTTTGATAATGCCCTCTACTGCCTCCGGATCCGCGTCAAACAGCCTTCTATTTTTACAACATGGACAAGCCACATGCACTTCCTGCATATCTTTTCGCCTCCCGCAAGAGGCCAGCCAAAAGGGAATGTCAAACTGACCGTTGGTGATTTTTTTATTTTCCTCTGCACTGTTTGCCGTGACTTAAATCCTATGGTAGCGATAAATATAGTATATCGAACATACGTTCTGATGTCAACTAATTTTGCTTACACAAGAAAACCCTGGCGAAGTTTTTATTCTGTTGAAATTTACGTCGAACTTTTATACCAATTTCTTTTATTCCGCAGGTAATGTTCCAGACTGTCATTCGCAGTTACATCCGATCCGCAAAAGTTGTCTATACGCATAGTTGTCCCTCTCACTTGTCGGTGTTTTTCTGAATAACATCTTTTGCCTCCGTTTCTGGCCCGGAGACAGTGAGACAAGACACCGACAGGCTTATCCCCCGACATACCCATGATGCAAAAAGAACGCAGTAAACTATGGGTACATCCATATCGCTTTCCGCTGCTACCGTGCCAGCAACTGTCCGGAATGCAATATGTTCGTATCCTGTCCACTGCGCATCATGGGCCGATATGAAATTTGTAAATAGCTATTTGGATATCCACGGATACCCATCAGAACCTTTATCCCTCGATGAGGACTCTGATCCGTATCCACCGTTCTATCTGTCTATGTAAAAGAAACAGTCATTTTCTGATTCACAGTAAACTCATTCGCAATTTGCGTTTTTATGATAACCGTGGTATAATTTAAGATTACTAAAGTGCATATACTCTGCCCCTTTTCATGCCGCAAGTATAGCAATTTACCCCCTTAAAAATCGGGAAGTAACGGAAGCGGACGGAAGCAAACGGAAGTAGGTGATTTGATGACTTTTTCAGAGTATTTCAACGCTTTGTATCCATATCTGTCTGACGGCGATAAGCCTGTGGATTTTTTTGACAAAATGATTGAGCATTTTATACATGTGGAGGCTTTGGAAACTTGCCAGCTTCTGGATCGTCCACATGACACAAAGGCTCGGTATATAAAAAAGAGCAAACCTAATAAAATCAAGCCAGAATATGCACAATACGTATACTCAAAACATAATCCGCAAAGATATCGTAAATGGCTTGACACCAAGATGTGCGCACAAGATACGCATTACAAAATTGAAGAATGGCTGAATGATAAGGATATTGAGTTCTATGATGTCTGTGCCGCCTGTGATGATCTGCTGGAAAACATCTTCCTGAATATCGCTCACCCAGAAAATTCGGATGTTAAGCTTCCTGAAAAGAGCACTGCCGAAGGCCCAGATACTTTGCAACTGTCAAATAATGACAAAGAGCTATTGAAGGATTTCAACATTGACTTCGACAGCATATTAGAGAAATGTGTCTCAAGTAACGAAGCGGAAGTCTGGTTCACCAACAGCCTTGCCACAAAAGTTAATGGTCTGTACAACGAAAAGTGGAAAAACCGGATATCAGAATTTGAAGATCTCGGCCTTCAGTCAGATATTCTCAGTACCATTGCAACCCTGCAGGATTTCTGTAAGGCACTGGATCCTGACAGTGAATCAATTCCAGGCTCTTCAGTGCGAAAGCTGAGAATAAAATTAAGAGATAACTACATCAAACTTCACCCAGATAGCTACGCTGGTCTATTCCCGTATGACGCATTTATTGACGACTGGAATGATGAAAATGAATTTGACATGTAAATACCAGAATAGAAACTTTTCCTGTTTCTGATTTGATTTGAAAGGACAGATACCTCATGCCTATAATCGATGATCAGATCAGGGTCATCGATGGGGCAATCTGTCGATACCTTGATAATATAGACAATTCCACAAGAGCTGTAATATCGCAGGATATCCTTGCTCATCTGAAAAATCTGGTGGAGCATGTGATGTTAAAATACTACTCCCCTTACACAGATATAGAAGATTCAGAAGAAAATATAGAAAAAGCGGCAGAGCACGCCCAGACAGATGGACATCTGAAGGTACTCTACCGCTTCAGGAATTATCTCGATATAGTTGCGTCGCACTACACCCTTGATGAGGATAGTTCCGAACGCTTAATGTTAAAATACTACGACTATATGCTTGAAATGCGGAATCTTCTGTACAGTGATTTCCGCATCGTCATCCTTCATAACTTGGATAAGTTTCCGCTAAATCTGGATACTGCCCTGCAGGAGTATTATTCCAAAATCGCTGATAAGATCAGCAGATACAAATCACAGCTTGTCGGCGAAGGCGAAAAATATTATATACAGAAATTAAAGCCGTTCTATGTAAATGGTCGCAAATACTATGAGGTCACTTTCACGACCGCAAAAGACAGAGAGAATAAAGCAGGCCGCATAATTGCCTTCACCAGACTGCCTATCATGAGTAACTACGCCTCAAGGTTTTATCTGGTAAATGAAAATATAGAAATTCTTGGGAAAACCATGCCTGTACTTCTAATCACAGGATGGGAAGTGTCCATGCGCGGATGCGAATTCAAGAACTTTAATTCCATAATTACCGGTAGCAAGCGCGATATCCCATACGGAGAGCAAAGAACTGTTTGCCGCTACATAACGGAAAACCGTTTTACGCTCACTGAAATAATAGACTTTCCGGAATATGCCTATCAAAGGCTCATCAATTCCTGGCGTGCCGAAGGTAAGACTTGCTACTTTTTTGATGCTTTGGACAGATGCCGCAGCATAATCAAAGGGAGGAGACCCGGTCAGAATATCCTTCGCTACCTTCTCTATGGAATGCATAATGCAATCATAAAGGATCAACGGCAGGATGAAGCCAACAGTAACCTTTCCAACCTTTTTCTGAAAAACGGAAGTATTCCGTTTGACAAAATGCCGTTTAACCAGTCGCCGGTAAACCACAATCCCCGGCTTCACTCTTTATTTGAATGCATCCCGACTTATAACAGAAAGCATGAGCTTCTGGCACGACAGCTTCGGAACAACACTGAGATTTCCGGCAGAATCTTCACTCCGGTTGAGGAACTTGCGCACTACGGTGATATAAAGGATCTTGCTAACACATATAACGCCACACTGTGGTTCGGTCATAAAGAGAGAAGCAAAATTGTCATAAAAGACAATTATGCTTACATCAGAGAATATAGATTAGACACTTGCAGCATCATCAAGAAGCTGATTGAACTCAGCAAAGTTGAGGATCCGGATTACTCCGGGGATATTGAACTTTGGCTCATGCTTGATGATTATGAAGTTGACTGCCCGGAAAAGATAGACATCCTTACGCATATGTTTTCCAAATCAGCAGTCGCCGCAATCTACGGCTCCGCAGGAGTAGGAAAATCAACACTCGTAAATCATATCTCTCATTACTATGAGAATAAAGAGAAGCTATACCTTGCCCAGACAAACCCGGCAATCGATAACCTTAAGAGAAGAGTAACCGTTAATGAGGATTATTGCAAATTCTCAACTGTCGCAAGCTTCCTTAAATACGGTTACGGCGATCCTGAGTATGATCTGGTTGTAATAGATGAATGCAGCACCGTTAGCAACACCGATATGCGGAAACTCCTTGAAATGGTCAAATTTAAGAAGATCCTGCTTGTAGGCGACACTTATCAGATCAACTCCATTCGTTTCGGAAACTGGTTCACGGCACTTCGTAGCTTTCTTCCTGAAACTTCAGTCTTTGAACTCACTACGCCTTACCGGACGAAGAACCAGCGGCTCCTTATCCTTTGGTCAAAGGTGAGAGCTATGGATGACAATGTACAGGAGATCATTGATAAACAAAGCTGCTCCCTGAAGGTTGATGAATCCTTACTAACTGCTGCCGGAGATGATGAAGCCGTCCTTTGTCTTAATTACGATGGACTCTACGGCATTAATAACATTAACCGGTTTTTGCAGGAAAGCAATCCAAACCCAGCAGTTGAATGGGATGTCCAACAATACAAGGTTGGAGACCCTGTTCTGTTCTTGGAAAACAACCGTTTCCACCCTGTCATCTATAACAATATGAGAGGCAGAATTGTTGGAATTGAAAAATTGGATGTAGGCAAACCGACAGAGCGGATCCAGTTTGATATCGAGCTGAATACGACCATAGATCCAGCCGCCACCAGATTCATGCCACTGGAAGTGATTGAAAATCCTGATGGTAAAAACAACATCGTGCGTTTTTATGTTTACAGAGTCAAAAGCACCGATGATGACGATGACGGAAACACTGCCAGAACCATCGTGCCATTCCAGATTGCGTATGCAGTCTCTATCCATAAAGCTCAGGGACTGGAATACAGTTCCGTGAAGATTGTCATCACGGATGAAGTGGACGAGCTTATCACGCATAATATTTTTTACACCGCCATCACCAGAGCTCAGAAGGATCTGAAGATATACTGGACTCCAGAAGTTGAGAAAAAGGTTCTCGAGCGGATCCGTCCTCGGAATATTGATGCGGATGTTGAGATACTGAGAAATTTTATTAAAGGATCTAATTCAACTAATTAGCAATAATATTTTCCACCATAAACAACTGTAATTCCTATAACTATCCAGAGGTATACTCCAGATAGTGCAGATTTTATTGCTTATAGTCCATTGTTCCAAACACCGTTTACCCTTATAATATTAAGTCGGAGGTAGATACGATGATTCAGGAAACACTCGGCAAACGAATACGTGAACTCAGAATCGGCAACACCAGTCTAAGCCAAGAAAAGTTTGCCCATAAGATAGAAATGGACAGAACATACTTCGCCTCTGTCGAAACCGGCAAGCGGAATATTTCAATATCAAACATCAAGAAGATTGCTAATGGTCTGGGGGTAACACTAAGTGAACTCTTTAACGGACTGTAAATGGAGGACTTATGTCAGAAATCATTACCCTTGACACGAACACCACATCGGTGCAGTACCTATGTGAAAGAGATAAAAGATTGGCCAAAATCATCAGTATGGTCGGACCAATAACATATTCACCTCATGAAGATGATCCATATCGATTCCTGATACACGAAATAATAGAGCAGATGCTTTCTGTCAAAGCCGGCCAAAAGATATTCTCCCGTTTAGAAGAATTATGCGCCGGAGAAATAAATCCGGATAATATTTCTGCATTAACCGATGAACAAATACGCGGAACCGGAACCTCTAACGCCAAAGTGGAATATATTAGAAATCTGACAAACGCCCTAGAATCAGGCACCTTATCTTTTAGCAAACTCGGCGAAATGCCTGACAATGAAGTCATCCGCGAAATGACCCGGATTCGAGGAATCGGAACATGGACAGCCAAAATGTATCTTATGTTTGTTCTCAATCGTCCAGATATACTTCCTGTAGAGGACGGCGCTTTTCTGCAGGTATATCGCTGGGCTTATAAGACAGATGACTGTAACCCGGCAAATGTATCAAAGAAATGTAAAAAGTGGAAACCTTATTCCTCAATAGCCGCACGTTTTTTCTATCGCGCACTTGATATGGGAATGACAAAAGAAGAATTTCACTTGTACAAATAAGGAGGAAATCTAATGGGATTAAAAGAAACCGCAACAGACGTTCTTAATTCAGCATACGCAAAGGCATCTTCCGAACCAAATTCAAGCTGTGACCATAAGGAATTTATTGATTATGTGATTGACAATACCCATCTCACATATAAATATATTCTTTTCACAGCACTACTCTCAAAGGCTTCCGACAAGAACATTAATACACTTTGCCTTCAAAAACAGTCTAAACTCCCTGGGGCTTATGATGCAAGAACAGTGTGCCACAAAGTAATCGTTCCCTTTGAAATGGAAGTGTTGAAAAAGGCTCTTGGAGGATCAAATGAACCTTTTCTTAACAAGCCTGCCAGATTTCCTGAATTGAGCAAAACAAATGCTGTACGGCGCGGTAACGATCAAGCAATCCTTAATTCTCTCTGTGATAACCTTCCAAAAATCGAATCCTCTGACGATGCCTATAAGTGCCTTGTTTACTTATTGTGTAAGCTGATAAAAATACGCGACAAAAAAGAGCAGCTTACCGTATTCTCCATCGAGGATGGCTCCAACCTTCCTTCAAAACTTATCCAATTTGTGAACGAAGCTCTTAAAATCAGTTACGAAGGAGAGGTTCTCACATTGATGGTAGCTGGTATTTACCATCTCATGTATCTACATAACCCTGATGTTAATGTTGAAGTACATCCTGTGAATGAAAGTGGCGCTTCAAGCCGCGAAGTAAGCGATCTTGATATCTACATAAACGGAAAATTGATTTCTTCCAACGAATTGAAGGATAAAAACTATGCGGAAACAGATGTGCGTCATGCTGCCGATAAGGTCATGAATGCTGGTGGAAACCGTATGCTCTTTATTGAAGGGCCAAGGGGTTCCAGAGACAGCGATTTTGTTGAATCCATTCAGAGTGAATATATGTCAAGAAACTTTATGCTCCGAATCCTCTCGTATCAATTTTTCTTTTCGGCTATGATATCCTCATTAGAAACCATTGATTGTGAAGAATTTATACGTTTCATTCTGAAAACAGCACGAGACACTAAGTTTAAAGAAGAAACCATCTCTTACCTTGACAGTCTTGCGCAGAAAATCTTTGGTTTAAAGCATTAATAATATGTCATAGAGCCGTCAGTTCACTGGCGGCTCTGTTTGTAATAAAAAATATACTGCTGAATAATTCCAGCATGATCCCCATACAAATCGAACGGATCTTTTCCGTTGCAATCATCATTGATCCATTGATCGCATGAGATATCCAAACATCGACCGGAACACAGGCCGATCGCCCATATGAGAACAACGCAACACAATTTGCCACCTTTTTTCCTACTCCATGAATACATTTCAAGTACTGAATCAATTCAGTATCTGGTAGTTGCGAGATCATGTTTAGATCCACCTCCCCGCTTGAAACTTTTGATATTGCGTCCAGAATATATGGTGCCCGATAACCGATACCACAACTTCGCATATCATCCTCAGACCACGTCCTGCATTCATAGCTTTATCCACAAATGGATGCTTACCGTATTCTTTTTCAAATATATTTCTATAGTTTCGATTCAAGTCAAGATATTTTACCCAAGTGTTCTGCCACTCATCGAATCCACAAGAGACGGAAAAGATTCCCTTTTCCGTCTTCCTCATATAAACTACATTATTCCCAGTTACAAATCTGTAGATGTCACCATCAATTCGGGAAGTTCTAAAACATTGACCGCTTTCAACTATTTTTTCTCAGGCTGAAATCATCTTGAATCTCAATAAGCATTTCCCTTCAATTCGCCTCTTCTTTTTCTCCGAGATATGCCACAACAGCTTTCGCAACCGCTTCGGCAAGCTTACACGGAACGGCATTACCAATCTGAGTATACACCATCCCTTTGTTTCCGCAGAATACATAATCGTCAGGAAATGTCTGGATTCTTGCTGCTTCTTTTATGGTAATACGTCGTAATCTTTCAGGAGCCTCCTTAAACTCAGGTATAATTGTTCCATCCATAAGCCCCTTATGATAATCTACTACCCAGTCGCTGGAAGCATCCCCATATAAATACTCTTCATCTACAAATGGCGTTTTGTTGCCACCCATCGAAGCCGGAAGCGTATTGGCATAACCATCGACATCTATTGGGCGGCCCTGACCATTAAAATACATTCCTGCATAAGGAGATTTACGCATTATGGGATGCGTAGCAAATGTAATCTTTGCAGTACAGGTATCAGGATTTTCTTTCGTACCGGCTTTTCCCAGAGATTTTAACAAAACACGAATTATCGGTGCTTCATTTTTCTGTGCCTCTATCAGTTCCCCAATACGATCCTGAAAAAAAGCATCTCCCTTAATTCCAATAAAGAAAACTCTTTCTCGCTTCTGCGATACACCGTACTCTGTTGCATTAAGAATATATGGGAAACATACATATCCAAGTCCATTTGCTCTTGCTAAATATTTACTTCTAATAGTACCCCACTTTTCTAATGCTCCCAATGCCTTAACATTCTCCATAACAAACGCCTTAGGTTGAACACGTTCCACAGCATCAAGGAATGTAAAAATCAGTTTGCTGCGTTCATCATTCGGATCCATTTTCCCAGCCACTGAAAACCCTTGGCATGGCGGACCGCCAAACACAAGATCCACTCCCCTATACTTTGTTAAACTGTCAAGAACATTTTTTATGTCATCGTTAACCATCACCCCGCCGGGATGATTTGTCTTATAAGTATCTGCAGCGTCTTTCATCAGTTCATTTGCAAAAAGCACTTTGACGCCTGCATTTTCAAAGCCAACATCCATTCCGCCAGCCCCCGAAAACAACGATACAGCTGTTATTTCCTTACTCATCCTTAGCACCTCCATCTTCTTCCTTATGAACACGGAGAACCAACGATTCATGGTCAGGACTCATGTATATGTCAAATTTGGTACTTCCTTTTTCCACAGCCATATTGGAGAGAATTGCTTTAGGCATTCTTATTCTCATATCTTGCTGTAGTAAATAGGTGTCCAAATATGTTCCATCACTCATTCTAAGCTTTCCTCCAATCGCTTTTTGGACTAATTATACCCTGATTTTAGACTAAAATCAATCTGATTTTGAAGCAATATCATGAAGCCGTCCCATATTATTGACTATCACCTTCTCTCTTTCATTTGCCACCGGTCATGTCCCTGGATGCTCCGTACCGCCTGCCGCAGCGTATCCGCCCTGCCATGCTGATGATACGGATGTGATGCCCTATGCTTATGAAAAATAATACAGCTGCCTTTCCCCGGATACTCCGGGTTATGGATGTACCAGTAATGCCCCGTATTCCGGGACATTACCGTTACATCATATTCATCCGTCGCAATGACAGCAAAATATTTCCTATCCAGACTTTTCAATTCTTCTTTACTGAACAATATCCGATGCCTCCTTCCGGAACCACGCTTCCAGCGCCTTTTCCACAATATCTGCTGCCTCTGCTGTCTTCCGGTCCGCAAAATACTTTTGGTACACTGCTGCCGGCAGCTTAATATTGACCATCTCTTTTTCCTTCTGCCTGGCCGCCGAATCCGCTATTTCCCGGATACTCTTCCGCGTAATATTTCCAGACTCCGCCCTGATCGCCGCCGCGTTTTTCGGATTCAGCTTCACCTTATCCTCTGACACTACGGCCGCCACAGCCTTCTGCTCTTTTTCCGATAAATAAGACAGATCCACAGCCGCCACCAGGGACAATGCGCCATTATCCAGTTCCTCTTTAAATTCAGGGATCAGCTTATCCACCCTCATATATCTTGCGATATTCCTTCCCGTCATGCCGTACTCGTTTCCCAGTTCATCCCGGCTCCTGGACTTGTGGACATCATGTCCACAAGTTCCGTCCTGGCCATTCAGAGCCGCAATCTCCTGAAGGATATCATTGCGCTTGCCCTGGCTGCTTATTTTTTCATACCGCACCGCCAGGACAGCCGCTTTTTCTGACGGAAGCAATTCTGAAAAAGATCTCTGGATCATATTTGTTTCAATCACATAGACAATCGCGTCTTCATCTGAAAGGTTTTCTTTCACAATGGCAGGGATTTTGTCAATCCCCGCCAACATCGCCGCCCTCTGCCGGTTATGGCCGGAGAGCATCTCATACCCGTCTTTCTGTTTTCGAACGATCACCGGATTCAAAACTCCATGCTCCCGGATGCTTTGGACCATGTCTTCCAGCCGCTCCCCTTCATACATCCGAAATGGATGGCCGTGAAACGGGCGGATACTCTCTGTCGGCAGCATCCGAACAGCATTCTCCGGAACTGCTGTGGCTTCTTCCATCTGATCCAGCAAATCAATCGCGTCATTAAAAATCTTTCTCTTGGCCCCATTAGCTTTCAATAGAAATCAACTCCTCCGCAAATTTTCTGTATGCAATGCCTGCGCTTGCCTTCGAGCTGTACCGTTCCACCGGCATGCTGTAATAAATGCTTTCCCCCACCTTCACGGTATGGGGGATCCTCGTATTAAAAATCCGGATCTGCCCCTGGAAACTTTCTGTCACCTGCTCCGTCAATGTCCTGCACAGGTTCGTCCTCGCCTCACACATGGTCATCAGGATGCCTGCGATCTTGAGTTTGGGATTGATCCGGCGCCGTATCTTCGTCACCGTCCGCAGATAGTCCTGCAGCCCCATCATCGCCAAAAGCTGAGGATTCACCGTGATAATGACCTCATCAGCCGCCGCAAGGGCATTGATGGTCAGCATTCCCAGGGAAGGGCAAGTATCAATCAGAATATAATCATATTTCTCCCTGAGCGGATCCAAGATCTCCGACAGGATCTTTTCCGCTCCCATTTCAAGCCGCAGCTTTGCGTCCGCCACAGACAGGTAAATAGAAGAAGGAATAAAATCTACGCCATCCTCTGTCCGGATGCACTTCTTCATGGCCAGAAGTTTTTCATCCTCTATCGCTGCCATCATCAGATGGCCGATGGTATTTTCCAGTTCCCCTGTATTTTCAATCCCATAACAAGCCGTCAGGTTCGCCTGGCTGTCAAAATCTACAGCCAGCACTTTCTTTCCCTGTTTCTGCAGTGCATATGCAAGGTTCAGGGTGGAGGTAGTTTTCCCCACCCCGCCTTTCTGTGATCCGATAACGTAAATCTTTCCCATCATCAATACCGTCCTTTCTTTTCCGCAACCTTATCCGCCGTTTCCCTGCCGCTTTCCTCAAAAGCATCCACATAGCTTGCTTCTTCTCTTGGAACGATCACCAGACGCCCCTCCTCACAAGTAACAGTAATGGATGTCCCGCAGTCAAATCCAGCTTCACGGAGCCATTGCCCTTTCAGCATAATGGTCGGTGTGGATTTATACTGATATCCGCTCTGCTCATAGACTTTCATATTTCTGAATTTTTTCATTGCCATAGATGTGCCTCCTTAAACCGTAAATGAATATTTACTTTAGAAATGCCTTTGTCTTCCAGTCATTGGCCGTCAATCCAACGGCACCACCTCCCTTAAATCCGCTGCAACGCAAAAACAGCTGCCAATGCATTCACGCATCAGCAGCTGCCGATTTAAGTTCCATGTATTATTTATTTGACTGTTTCTCCTGATCTTTTATCCTGTAATAGTCTTCCATATCCAGGGTCAGATCCACATGAGTATCAGGCTTTGATTTTCGGTTGCTCAAGAGGCATACAGTCTCAACGTGCGGTGAAAGTTATTTCTTATACTAAATAGCGAAACCGCCATCTTTTGCCAAAAGGTTTATACCCATTTAGAGGGGATATCTTTTACCCCACCTAATTAAGCACCACAGGGTTACAAGAAAATCATTGAAATTATCTTTTTCTTTTAGGACTATAGTTTCATCGGTCTTTGAAAAATGTATTACTCCTAGCACATCATAATTATCCTTTTACTAATCAGTTTCTTTTATAGATGTTATTGTAATTTTACCACATTCTCTCTGTGTTTACTATCTTTAAAAAGCTGATCATACCTTTAGCTCCTAATTCTCTCATATTCTCTCTATGTCTAATCCACAGAAATATATGCTCATAACATTACTTTTAGGCCATACGAAAAAGACACCAAATTGGTGCCTTTTACATTACAAACCTTTGTAATCGATATAAAACAAAATTGCATTATATATCATTTCCGGAATACTATCTAAGCATAATTGATCAAACGGTGTATTAAACTGATTTTTAAATTTTTTGCCCATCTTCGCTTTAAGCTTTTTATTTATTTGATCTCCTAGCTTACTAGTTATATGTGCAATAGCATCTGTATGCTCCATCTCTTTAAAGTTTTTATTCCTATTCAGTTCTATTTCAACAACCTCATATTCTGCCTCTTTTTCATTGATTTCACTATATTCTCCAATATATGTAAAGTCATAATGACAACGATGATTCTGATTTTTATAACACTTTGCAGATTTACTTACTCGGAATAAATAGTTAAATACTGGAGCTTTTGCAGGATAACACGTATTAGGATAACTACGTTGCTCCTTTCCATTTGCCGTATTTTCAAAACTAACCGCCTCATAATACGGATCTATAAATTGTAAATCCAGCAATCCAGCTTCTTTTTTTACTTTGTCCTCAATAACTTTACCTGGTACTATGCTAATGTCTGTTAAGTCAAATACTTCTCTCAATTGATTATTTGATACCTCAACATGGCTTCCTGGAAACATCCATTGAGATTCTTCGTGAGATAAATTTCTTATTAATGCAAAAACAAACGTATCATGCTCCTTATTATATTTAATAGGAATACAAGTTGCAGTATAACCCACCTGGCTTTTTTTCTCTAAAATAGTCTGAATATTCCCTATTTTCTCGGAAATTTCATCCAATTTATCTTTATTTTGTCGATGCAATTCTGTCGATTCACCAGAAAATTGGCACTCCGTCTTAGTATCATCACAAATTTTAATCCTTTCGAATGCTATGAAATAACATAATAAAACTAAAACTGAAAAAACTATAATCAAAAACAAATGATTTTCACTATTAAGAATCCATACTTTTACATTATCAAAAAATCCCACTTGTGTATCTCCTGTTACACCAACGCAAATAGCACCTATTAATATGGACAGCACAATAGGAATTACGATTTGATAAAACAATAATTCACTTTTACTTAAATTGAGTATCGGTTTCCATTTAGAACTATATATACTTATAAAAGCCCAAATAATATAAATTCCTACAACTACTATAGGCGCATAATTCAACCATACAAAGTTCAACAATCTATTTAACAAAAATGTGAAACAAATTGTCAACAAATATATGCCTACACCATTAGCAAAAAGTTTTTGAAAAATTGTATTTTTAGTTTCATTATCCATAGTTAAATCCTTTCTTAGACATATAAGAAATCGCTTCTATTCTTTGTATGTCCATCTATATCTATATATTTCAAGATATTGTTAATATCTTCATTTAGCAAATCCACTCGAGTCATATACTGTTCTTTTTCATAAACAACCAATTTTCCCTCTGATGATATCGTTATATATGAATTATCAAAGTTATCATATCCATTGACTGATATTTTAATTTGATTTCCTATATTATAATCATTAATTTCCTGTATCTTGTTCAAGAAAACCTCTTCTGGAATATAATATTTATCTCTATATTCTAATGCACTTCCCCTTGAAGGCAGAAAACGAAAAATTTTCCATCTTTTCACATTATAGCTGCATAGTATATTATATAAATTTAAAATATAATCAAGATTTATTTTTGATACTACTGTGTTTATTTTCACTTTATTCTGATAATTCATATCATTCAAATATTCTAGTATCGTAATTATTCTATCAAAATGTAAGGAATTTCTTCCCATCAAACTTTGAACATCCTTATTAGGCGCATCTAAAGAAAGAGTTATCCAATTAAACAACTCAAGAGTTTTTTCCATTATTTCGGTATTAATTTCTATCTCATTATTAATAATATTAGTCAATAAAATGGCATTAGTAGTGATAGAAAAAACCGTTTTATCTTTTGCATATGACTTTCCCCACTCTAATAGTTCAAACAATTCAGTATACAAGAATGGTTCTCCACCAACAAAAGAAATCTTATCTACTCCAAAATCAATCAACTTCTTTAATATGATTTTGTTGCTATTCAGATCTAATTCTTTATTATTCGGATTTCTATAACAGAAGCCACAGCATTCATTACATCTAGATGTAATATCCCAGCATATACTTTTAATAACATTTTTACTCATACAATTTACCCATACTATCCAACTCAATTAGTGCAACAAAATCATCTACTACCCTAACACCATCAACTTTACACAATTTTTGTTTAGATTGATGCCCTTGGGATAATAATACAGAACGACATCTGATGCTTTCCGCTAAATAATAATCTGACAAAGTATCCCCAATAATAACTATACTTGCATTACACAAATTTTCTTTTTGGATCAATGCCACGATATTAGCATATTTATCAGTTGCATCCATCTCTTTCGAACCAATAATTTTTCTAAAGAAATCATTTATTTTTTTCCCCTTGACCGCTTTCATCAAATCTCTTTGATTTAATCCCGATACAATGTATTGCACATACCCTTGTTCTCGAAAATATTGCAATACTTCAATTTCATTACAATACAAAGAGCACTGTTCCATTTGCTTTTCATATGCACAATTGAATTCTTGAACAATTTTTAGGAATTCCTCTTTCGTTGAAAAAACAAAACCTATTCTTCTATAATAATCCTCTATAGGAAATGAAAAACAATTCTTATACCGTTCTAAAGTCAATTGATTCACATTCCTTTTATCTAGCATTTTGTTAGTTAATTCTAACACCAAATCTACGTCGTTAAGCAGTGTACCATTCCAATCCCATACAATCGCTTTTTTCATATGTGTAACACCAATCTAATAATATATTATGAATAATTCTATCATAACTCCACTAGTTTTTCAATAAAAAACACCATAGATAAGACAATGCCGATGAGAGCACATCCCAATCGGCCTCTTTTCTTACTCCTCTTCATTTTTACATTCAATCTCCGTTCCGTCAAGGAACATCACCAGCAATGTTCCATCCTCAAAAACCTTGATGTGATCCAGCGTTTTCAACATAAAATCCGTATCCATCTCCTTCAAAGGCTCCGCGCCATCCGTATATTCTATGAACTTCTCCGCCCGGTAACCTTCCAGCAGATTCTCACTCTGCATCTGCTCCTTCCAACGCTCCACAAACGCCTCCCGGTTCTCAACCAGAACATTCCAAGCCATCAGATACACCTTTATCAGCGTTTCTTCATCTACATGGCGATTGGAACAGCCCATAACACCTTTGACTTTGTACCCGGGAGTTTGACACATCATTTTTATAACTTTCCTTAGAAACCCTTTATTCAAGCCATTTAAGGCTTATTTTTTTGTCAAATTTTTTAAATTTATTAGTGCTTGTTTGTGCTTTTTATGGT